AAGGATATTTATGACAAATATCTGAAGGGAGAACTTAAATAAAAAGGAGACACTATGGCAGCTCATGACCTTATATTTCTTACGAATGATGGGTCAACAAGGAAGAAATGGGCAAAGGAACTTTACCGCGCTATCTTAAAGGCAGTAGAGTTCAACGACCTTGTTGGCACAGGCCCAAATTCCATTGTACAGTTAAAGACTGACCTTGGAAAGGGCGAAGGTGATACGATTACCTTTACAATCAGACTCCCACTGTCTGGTGAAGGTGTCGTTGGTAACAAGACAGTTGAAGGTAACGAGGAGAAACTGAGAACTCGTAACTTCAGCATGACCATCGAGGAGCTCAACCATGCAGTAGATACTGGCGGCAGAATGGACCAGCAGCGTGTACCATTCGACCTGATGCAGGAAGGCAAGGATGGATTGCAGGAGTGGTGGACTGACAAACTCAGTGACTACGTCTTTGCAACTCTTTGCGGTGATACCAGCTATCAGATTGCTGGTGAGACCTTTGCTCAGGCATGTGAGGCACCAGATAGTGACCATCTTCTCAGGGTCAATGATGTAACATCTGATGCAGCTATGACTGCTGCTGACATGATGGATCTCAGCTTTTTGGACAGGATGAAACAGTTGGCTGAAGTTCCGACAGGAACTGAGTGCTACAGAATCCGTCCGTTGCTGATTGGTGGAAAGAAGTATTTCAGGGTTATCCTTCACAACTATGTTTTTGACCGGCTGCGTCAGAACTTTAACGCTGGTCAGTGGGGAGATATGCTCCGCAGTGCTCAGAAACTCGCACTTCCTAACATCGAGTTTGAGTATAATGGAATGCTGGTTTCCAAAAGCGAGCGTATTCGTGTATCCAGCACAAACTCTGCTGTTTACAACAATATTCTTCTCGGTGCTCAGGCTGCATGTTTTGCCTGGGGTGGTGCAGGCGAATCCAAATCCTCGATTATGGCCTTTGTTCCTTATGAAAAGGATGCAAAGAGGTACATCATGATAAGAGGTGGTGGCATCTTCGGTTGCAAAAAGACTCGGTTCCAGAGCAAGGACTTCGGTATAATCACAGGCCGCAGCTACGCTACAAAGCTGTAAGCGGAGGTGACTGATGGCAACAGAGAGATTCGGACACAGGTTTTCTGACAGGTATATGATGGCAGCGTCTCGTCTGATGGTTGCACCTGACGACGATACGTACTATGTCATTCAGTTACCTCGGTATGCCTTTGTCACCGATGTGTGGCTGAACATCACTACAGCGTATGTTGGTGGTGCGCCTACGATTTCAGTCGGTTTTGCAGGTAATGGTGAAACAGCAAACACTGCATACTTCATCACGACCGACATATCTGAACCTACGGTGGCAGGCATAAAGTGCTCCATTAAGGATACCATTGCTTCTAACCGAAGCAAGTATTTCTCCAATGGAAGCGGAAGCATTACAGTTACTATCGCAGCTGGTAGTGCTTCAACTGAAGGAACGTTTGAGGTTTTTGCTCAGTACGTTCTTATTTCCTAACAAACTTAACAAGGAGGACATAATATGTCTACAGTAACGGCAATAGATTACAGAAGGACAGACCTGAGAACCAACGTGCTTGAAAACCCGTACTGGTTGACCTCAGGCGAAGTTGTGGCAGTTGATGCTGTTGCGAAAGCTGCCCAGCTTTTCAGCTTTCCGGTAGCTGGAAGGGTTACCATAGTCCTGAAAGCATATATTCAGGTAACTACAAAATTTGCAGGGGGTACACCAGCAGGAACGCTCGGTATAGGTTCACTTGCAACTGATGCCATCACAACTGGCGGTGATGTTACTGATATCGACCAGGATGAGTTCATTACTTCAACAGATGTAACCTGGACAACTGCAGGTTACTATGAAGTAACAACTTCAACAGGTTCCGACTACGAAGATGCCGTAAAGACTGGTTTGCATCCAGCACCGGCAATCATTACAGGAGCTGCAACAACTGTTCCTTGTGTCTGTCTCTATTTGACTAACGTTGGGACGTACACGGCCGGCAAGTGTCGCGTGCATCTGTTAGTAACGGATATTCCTGGAAAGTAGTATACCCAGGAAGTACAAAAATTTGACTTTCTGGGCGGGGTGTCAATATGAACTTAGGTGAGATAGTAACAGAAGTTAGAATTAACTTGAAGGACCAGCGGGCTGATGTGCTGGCTTCTATCCAAGACTATATCAACGAGGCTTATCGATGGGTAGCGGGAGAGACAACTCTCCCCTCCCTTAAAACTCTCTTCACTGTGGACACTGTGCTTTCACAGGCCTACACAACTATAACAGGAAACTTCGATGGAAGACTGTTGTATTGTGGAACAAGTGAAGGACAACTTTCTGTTCTTGACGGAGGCGTTTTTGAACTCCTTGAGAATCATCCTGACCTTACTGAGGCAGGTGATGTTGAACATGTAGCAGTTGAAGGTTCTACACTGTGGTACGCAAAGGTACCTGAAACTGCAACCACGTTGATTTGTCTTGGATACTATACACCAGCTCTCATGACGGCTAATACTGACACCCCGTCTGCAATTCCTGATTATTTGCACAGGGGTTTGTTAGTAAACAAGGCGTCGGCAATAGGCTTTTCTATTATTGAAGATGGTCTTGAGGGTGAAAGGCCTAACACGAGTTTCTATGAGCGAGAGGCTGATAAGGCACTAATGTTACTTAAAGGCTGGGTTGAAAAGCGTCGGGGACACCTGAGACGCGGCGTGTGGAGCGTGTGATGGCCTATAAAACTGTTCCATTTTTGAAGGCTTCGAAAGGTCTGAACGTAATTGCAGACCCTGTACGAATAGTGTTTGATGCTGAGAAAGGTGTTGTTGACCTTGCTACTGCTTATAACATAGACATTGACACAAGTGGCAGGATAAGTCGACGGACTGGTCAGACACTAAAAGGTGCTTGGGCTTCCCACAGTATTTTTGCCGAAGACGATGTGTGCTTCTTTGTTAGTGGAACAGCGTTGTATCAGCTGAATACAGACTACACTCGGACAGGAATACGCAGTGGGTTAACACCAAACCTAAAAATGTATTTTGCAAAGGCGAAAGACAGAGTCTATTATGCGAATGGACAAGAGCTTGGTTATGTGTTAGGCGGAGTTTCCCACTATTGGGAAGCCGATACTTACGTGGGGCCAGCTACAACTCGAGTGTTTAGCGGCCCACCAGCCCACATCACCATGCTTGAAGTTTATAAAGGAAGAATCTATGCTGTCGTAGATGATGTCTTGTGGCACAGTGAACCGTATGCGTATGGCTGGTTTGACCTTGCAAGGAATTTCATACAGTTCAAAGGGAGTATCCGGCTTGTTAAGGCGGCGTATGGCACAACTGACAGGGACTCTGATGGACTGTATGTGGGAACAGATTCAGGTGTAGAATTCCTTGAAGGAGATAATCCTGACACAATGACTCGCGAACAAGTCAGCGACTCTCCACCTGTAATTGGCACGGCTGTACGGTGCGAAGCGGCGAGAGTGGCTGGGCCGGCCAAGACTGGAAAGGTAGTAATGTGGACAGCACAGAATGGAATCTGGGTGGGTGGAGCAAACGGACAGGCTGATTGTGTAACAAAGGATAGGTTGAAATACCCTTCGGCACTCTACGGTGCAGGGGTCTATCACAACGGGAAGTATATTGTACTTCTCCAAGAATAAGGAGGATTCACTATGGCGTTCAGATTTAGCACGAAACTAAGGAACCTGATTCTTAGTGGTGCCCCTTCACGAAGAACGAGTGTCATACTTACAGGGACAGGTATTGCTGCTGTCGATGGTGGTGCAGGAGCTGATTCATTTACAGACACTGGAAATGGATTTGTTACTGCCGGATTTTCAGTAGGTGATGCTGTTCTTGTAACGGGGTTCGCAGGAACAGGAGCAGGAAACAATGGAAAGATTTTTACACTTGTTACTGTTGCGCCAGGTGCACTTGGAATTGCAACAGGAAGTCTTGCAGCTGAAGATGCGGGTGCAACAGTTACAATTGTTCAGGTTGTTGGCAATTCACTACGAGATATTTTCAAGGATGGCATTCTCAGGATATACAGCGGAACCCAGCCAACAAGTGCAGATGCTGCAAAAACAGGAACATTGCTTACAGAAATCACACTTGGTAGTGGTGCATGGGTAGCAGGTGCACCGGCAAACGGTCTGGAATTTGGGCTTGCCAGTGCGGGTGTGATTGCAAAGGAAACTCCTGTGTGGTCTGGGACAGGACTGGTTGCTGGGACAGCCGGATGGTATAGGCTTTATGCAAACGCCACAGATGCTGGTGCTCTTGACAGTTCTTATGAGTATCCCAGAATCGACGGTTCAATAGGAACTTCAGGTGCTCAACTTAATGCAAGTTCTACAAGTATTGCAGTTGGGGCTACAATCACTATTGATAGCTTCCAGATAACACTGGCAGAGGAGGGTGCGTAAGATGGAAAGGTCTAAATTCGGGGACAGATGGGGTGCAGAAGTTGAGCGGGCTGCTTTTAACAAACACGGATTTCTTGCCTATTCAATCTGGGAAGTTGAACATCTCAGAAGAAAACAGCGTGGTTCGCTTTACGAATGGGGACTGGTTACGCCGGTTGATATCAGCGGAAATATATGTACAGATGAGGGTCTCAACAGACTCCTCGATGTCATGTTTCATGCAAGCACGCAAATCACAACTTGGTATGTTTTAATTTTTGAAAGCAATACAACGCCGGCTGCCGGTACAACTTATGCAACACCTGTATTTACAGAATCTACTGCATATGATGAATCAACAAGGCCAGAATATGTAGAAGCAGCCGCATCAAGTAAGAGTTTAACAAACTCTGCGAATAAGGCTGAGTTCACCATTAATGCTACTAAGACTATTTACGGTGGTGCACTAGTTGGTGGTGGAACAGACGCAAGCACTAAAGGTGATACTGCAGGTAGTGGTGTTATGTACTGTGCAAGCCAGTTCGGTTCTTCGAAGTCAGTGGTTGATGATGATATTCTTCGAGTCACAATCACTATTAATGCAGCTGATGCATAAAACTGGAGGGGTGAAAGTCCCCTCCCTTTTCTGAGAGGATACTATGCCAGTAGGTGTTGATACATATACTAAACTTTTAATGCACTGTGAAGGTACTGATGCAGCAACTACGTTCAGAGATGGTTCGTTTACTCACAGAACACTGACTTCAAGAGGTACATCTGCACAGATAGATACCGCACAATTTAAGTTTGGTGCTGCTTCTGGACTATTTAATGCTGGATACGTGTATGCTGCAGATAGTGATGATTGGCACTTTGATGGAAACTTTACGATTGACCTGTGGGTAAGACATTCAAGCCTTCCATCATCCGGAAGTCATCAGATGTATATATCTCAGTATGTCCATACAAGCACACACTGGAACTTTCGTATTAGTAATATAGGTGGCAGTTATTATCTAAAATACGAGTTTGTCAACAGTGGTTCTGCTGTTATAAGTTTTTATTCTTCAGCTATAACTATAACAACGGGAGCTTGGCATCATGTAGCCTTAGTAAGGAACGGAAGTACCTGGAATATTTACTATGATGGTGTTGATGTAGGTGGATGTACTGATGCTGATTCTCTTGTTAATCTTGCTTCTGCTTTGTATGTAGGTTCTTGGGGTGCTTCTGGTG